CTTTAAAATCATATAATTAAGCCACTCATAAGAGTGGCTTTTTTATTTTCATAATACCCAGTGTCGCAAAAGTGTCGCGCTGATATTTTTCATTCCCAGACAGAAACCGATCAGACTGCTTTGATACCTCTGCGGTTTTGCGGCTGCTATTTTTTTAATTAAAATTATCATATAGTATTTTACTATATGATAATCACTATAGAGAGCGTACTGATGCCACTTATCGACTACATCAAGAAATACTACAATGGCAATCAGGCATCCTTTGCCCGACTGACCGGCGTTCAGCCCGCCCAAGTGACGCAGTGGCTGGATAAAAAATTCATTGTGGTGGATCACACTCTCTACAGCCCGCGTCGCAAACTCGGCACTTAACTCTACTTTTGTTCAGTTGTACCTGAACCATATGTGTGCAAAATCTGTTCTCTCGACCACTGCAAGCTCTGCGACGCTTTTCAGTTCTGTAAAAATCAATAAACTCCCCTGAAGCCCTGCCGCCGCTGGGCTTATCACGTTTACCGCCAGAACGCACTGGCACACAAACGATCCACCGCAACTCACATAAATTTTATTTTAACCTTATTTATCTGTGCGTTACGTTTTGCGTTAGATCCTTTATCGATCCTTCAAACTGGAAATTACTGAAATTCCTTTCAATCTTTTCAGTTTCCAGTCTCCGCAAAACTGCCAGTACTGGTGCGGACTGGCGATATGATTTGAAGAAAAATAAAACTGAAAAATTTTTACGATCCAGAAACCGCAGGCGGGTGCGGTGTAGCGCCGTTTTTGTCTGCGAAAGATTTATTTTGTCAGCGTGTGGCGTCGTCAGCGTAACGTGACAACACAGATCCTTTTGTGGTGTTGCTCAGTAGTTGTCAGATAAAGGAAGCGCTTAGAATGCGTCTGGTGACGCCTGATGAAGGGTGTAAAAAAACCCGCATTATGCGGGCTGAAAAGAGAGAATCAGGCGATGATGTTCTGGTACTTGCTCCGGGTCTGCCCGGCCTTTACTGCCGTCTGGTTGAATGCTCCGGCATTGGTCGGCGTACCAACACTGGGGTGTGAATGGCTCGCGCACTGCTGCGCCAGCTCTGCCAGTAAATCAATGGTGTCCAGCATCATGGTCAGTGTGTTGACGCTCTCACTGCCAATATGGACGGTTGGCCCCATAATTTGCTGACCGCCCGATGCCACCGATTTACGCAATGCGGCAATCTTTTCTGTCAGGGTTCCCCCCACATCAACATTCATGGCACCGGCCACTTTCGTGGACTGCTGCCCGGCGATTTCGGTTTCTTCATTTCCTGTAATACTGGCCAGCCGGTTTCCTTTTACCGCCTGGCTGAAGTCGCCAGCACTGACCTGCTGTATGGCTCCGGCCATCAGCGTGGCGGTACCCAGTACTGTGATTTTATCCGTAGCTTTCACCGTGGTTTCACGGCTGACCAGTTCGCGTCGTTCCGTATCGGCTTTCACCGTCCGCGCCATCGATGTTTCACTGATGGTCTGATCCGTCTGGCGTACCCAGTCTCCTGCCTGTGTCACGCGTTGCGAGACTTCCGCCCGCTGCTGTTGCAGCTGTTCGCCGGGCTTAATGTCCGGCAGACTGGTGCCATCCGGCAGCGTCTGCCTGATAAAGGGCTTATCCGGCCTGCCGCCCGTAAACGCCACCTCTACCAGCGTTCCTTCCGGTGGAAACTGGAACATTCCCGAATCGTTACCGGCCATTGGCACTGGCAGCGGTACGGCGGAATATACCGGCGTCTGGTTGTCCGGGTTGCCGTCCGCGTCAAGCAGCTGCACGTCAACAGCGTACCGTGGCCGGAACGGGTCGGCAAAATTACCGCTTTTTACGGCCTCGCTGGGTGCCACCACCCTGGCCAGTTTGGGCAGGTGAAGACCTGAAGCCAGTTCCGGGTAATGGCTTTCTATCTGACGCTGCGCCGGTGTTTTCTGCAATGGCTGACCTGTGGCGCGGTTCCGTGGTGTCCAGGTGATGGTCATTGTGTCATTCGTCAGATGAACTTTGGTCACGCGTTCCCCGTTCACGTCCACGCCCGGACGAAGACTCTGGATCACCGGCAATGTCATGGAATTACCGCCCGCCGTTCCCTGGCTGAACTCTGCCGGGATTTCTACCGGGCGTCCGGCAAACAGCGCCTTTTCTGCGCCGCCGACATACAGCGAACCATCCGGCAATGGATACCAGATGTAATCCGTGATACTGAATGCCCTGCCCAGGTTATTCAGCAGCTGGTATCCCGTCCCGTTATGGGTGAAATGGGGGATCGGTTTATCACTGTACGGCACATCCGGTACCGCAATGCTGATCCCGCTGTTTTCCTCCAGCCATCCGGCCACATCGCGCAGTGTGGGATGCTGAAATGAGCATGGCCACATCCGCTCAAACACGCCAGCCAGCTCGCGGACAAACAGACGCTGATAACCGTTTTCGGCAGGCTGTGAGCGCTCCACATAGCCGGTAAACCAGCGCAGAAGTAAACCGGAATACCCCACATCCAGCCGTACCAGTTTGCCGGTGTAGTCTGTGGTCGTCTGTGCCGTAATAAAGCCACGTCCGCAGCTGTTCAGCTCCAGCACCAGACTGGCGTCAGCCAGGTGTATTTCATCCGTTGAAAGGTAAAGGCGTTTTACTGGTTTCATCATTAACCTAAAGCATCATTGACGGGCTTCAGCACCCTGCGTTCAAACCACGTCAGTTTTTCTTCATCCTCTCCGGCACTCTGGCCACCGGATTGTCCCGTACTGCTGGCCGTCTGTTTTTTTGCCGTTGTTTTACCGGTTGCCCTGGCTTCCCGCTTCTCCTGTACGCTGACATGTTCCGCCAGGGTGAACGTGACCAGCCAGGCCATTTTCCCGTCCTGCGGCGGTGCATCCAGCATTCCGCTGAAGGTGGCCTCACGAAAATTCACCGCTCTGGCCACCTCATGCGCAACGCGGTATTTCATGCGTTTCCCGTCTGCATCGGTGGCGCTGGCCAGTTCAAAAATACGCTTCAGGATCTCCGGGTTTTTAAAGGGTATTTCGCCGCTGATACGCAGCTCTTTGCCCTTTGCCCCCTGCTCTGATTTGGTGGTCGCGCTGGTCTGACCGGACTGGTCTTTATCCTGAAACTGCTGGGAAACGGTCACGCGCATGTTTTTCAGCAGTATGGCCTCACCATTAAGCGCCAGTGTCGGGATCGACGTCATGAATCATGCCCCTTATTCCATCAAGATTTTTTCCGGCCAGCATGATTGCCGCAGTATAAACAGCTGAAGGCTGCGGAATGTCCTTTACCAGCGCCAGAAGGGTGGCGGCGGTGTCGCCACTGGCCGTAAATACCCATGCCCTGGCGCTTTTCCCCTGCAAATCAGCAAGGCCGCTGGCCACATCATTAATCAGGCTGTCACGCAGTTGCGTAAATTCCCCCAGCTGTTGTTTCAGCCCGTCCAGGCTGAATCCGGCGCCAGCCGCTTTCTGCGCCTCACTGATAGCGGCAGCGGATAACGCTGCCCTGCTGGTCGGAACGGACAGCGGAATGGCAACCGGCAGTCCTGCCCCGGCTTTCGCGGGGATCTGCATTTTCTCAGTAGCCAGTGTCGCCGCAGACTCAGCCAGACGTCTAACCTGGGTGAATGCGGGCGCGGGGAAAACATCCACCAGGCTGTTAAGCCCCTTCATGAAGTTTTCATGGGTCTGTCCCGTTACCATCATGATCACCACATCGGTATTGCCTCCCGTTCCGGCCAGCCTTTCCGCCAGATAATGGATTGCATTGACCGGACTCAGGTATGCCCCGTTATCAGTCTGCTGCCCCAGACCGTGAATCCACGGATGCGCCGGAACGACGGAACAATCCAGCGCAGCCAGAGAATCCGTAAAAGCCAGACGCGCTTCACGCCACATCCGGTACCTCCGGCCAGTCAATATCTGGCGCACCAGTCAGATCCAGACGGCGCAATTTTGTACGCACTTCACGTAAATCGGAAAGTTCGACCAGCTCGGCATCAGTAATATCACTATCATCCTGCGCTTCCATAAGCTGATTGATTTTTGACGTGACCGACGCCATGCGCCGGTCGCGTTCTGCTGTCGCTAAAGCAACATAATCAACCTGAACAGGTGCGATAACGCCGTTGCTATAGGTAAAATTACCAGCCTGGAAACCATCAGGAATATCAGTATCAGCGAGTTCCACAACAGAGCAATTCAGCGGAAATAACTTTGTTGCATCTTTATCCGCAGCAATAATCAGCCCTGTTTTGTCATACTGTATTTTCAGTGTGTCTGGCTGAAATAATTTCTGTAGCACATACCAGTCAACACCTGATTCATCGTGGATAAACTGAACGCTGCAGTTCTCTGATAACTCCTGCTGAACAGGGGTTAATTCCGTTGTTTTAGTGAATTTTTTAAAATGTCTCATTTTTATGTCCCTACCGTATACCACTGACCATTCACTTTAAGCTGTAACAAGCGTCGTTGGATCCGGTCTGGTGTATCGTTCGAGTCTCCATTCTCAACACCTGTAATGACGTAACCTAACTGGTCTGCAAATCCGGGCGAACGATATAAGTTTCCATGCTCAACGGCACCGAATCGAATTGACTGAACATACCCACTTAGCATGTCAGTTGTAGCAAGGAATACACCAGAACCATCATCATGAAGCATAAATGGCTTTGTTTTGTCGTTCTGGTACACACCGACCATGGTGATGTATTGTCGTAACGGTCTGCCTGCAATATACGCACTCAACCAGCCAGGCCCGCTGCCTGTGCCCCATATATCGCCGTAAACATCGCCGTTTTTGTTGAATATCGCATTTCCGGCCTGCAAATTTTCAGCAGCTGCGATAACACCGAGTCGGGTGCTGATATATGCCCGGATAGCCAGGTCTTCTGAGTTCTGAAATCCAATACCATTCCATGACTTAATGTTCAGATTGTTACCATTAAAACCTGCACCATCAACGTCACCTTTAGCCATCCCACCAGTGCCATCCCCAACCGTAACCAGGGTATCGCCACGCATATTTGGAGCAGAAATCCCCCCCGTAAAGGCGCCCCCCTCCAGCATCGCCACATGACGCCATGAGGTAATACCTGCTCCTGTACCGTGACCAAACAATACGTTATTGCCACTGACTGCAAGAACATCCACAACAGTGGTCGGACTTACCACCTCGCTAAGGGTAATAATTTGCCAGAAACTTACCTGGTCTGGCGCATCAGGTGCCTGATGTGCGCGCATAAACTGACAGCCTGTAGCCGCCCTGGCACCAATTGATGTTCGGTCAATTGCGTCACTGACAAATGTTCCCGCGAGGAACCTGCCATCACCTTTGAAAAGCACATTTCCCAGTCCAATATTTTGAACAAACAGAGGTTTATCAGGAATATCCGATCCGTTCCTGTCTTTCGCTAGTCGTGCTGCGGCATTATCCATAGCAATCTTGACTGCTTTCGGCGTAGCGGCCTGTTCTTCACTGGTGCTGTCTGTCGCGCTGCTTAACTGAGTGAACCCCTTCGCGCTGGTAGTGGCGTCCGGATGATTACGGGATTGCTCATGTTTTCTCAGCGCATCGCTGGCCTGCTGCTCATTCAGTGTCCCTTTCGGGCGTAAATCCGTAATATTGCCGTTTTCATCAATACCCGCCACCGCAAACACATAATGCTGTACGCCGTTCTGCACATAATCCGCCAGGTTGTCAGCAACCGTAATACGGGACTGCACACCCCACACGCTGGTAAGCGTTCCTGTCCAGCATACATCCAGCCAGACTTTGACTGGCCTGGTTGTCACGGTAATATTCAGGTTTTCTGCAAGCGTTGTGCGCAGACCTGCCACATAGCCGGTACCTTTGGTCACATAAAACTGATTCCCGCTTTTCCCGACCAGATAGCCGTCCCCAAAAAACGCCGCCGCCCCGAAGATGTCGATATTTTCCAGGCGCTGGCGCTCGTCCATTCCGGCCATACGCGCGGTAAAGTCAATCTGCCAGGTCTCAGCAGGCGTATTAATTCCGGTTTCAGCCTGTGCGCCGTTATATTCCATCAGAAACGAGCGTGTAAGCACGTTCCCCTGTTGCCCTTCAGCTGTTTTAAGTTTTTGCTGTAATGGCGCATGAACAATCATTGCCAGCGTACCGCTGGCCTTATTAATCAGACCAATCCAGTTAAAGGAAAAATCCCCCACATCAGCCCCCAGTACGACGGAATGCACCACAGCGTTGTCATTCACCACGCCCTTACGGCTGACGGCCTGCCGGTGAACAATCTGTTCAGCCGGTGGCAGGGTTTCATTGCGGTCAACCGGCTGATCCGGGTCAAGTGCCGGCACATTAGCGAACACAAATTCATCCAGCAGAACAGGCTCCCCCGTGGTGCCCTGTTGCGCTTTCCACTGTTCAAATGCCAGTGTGATTGTTGTCTGTGACATATAATCCCCTTATAACCTTGCGCTGTACGTTGCGCTGCTGGTTTCCGTACCGCTCAGTGCTGCCGGATAAACCACATATTCCCCCTGATCCCATCCCGCCCGGATAGTCAGCCGTTCGGACGTGATCACTTCAAACTGGTAACGGCGGCATGTCCGCCCGTACTGCCGGATAATCTGGATCATCAGCTGCGTGTTAGTCGCAATCTGGCTGTCCGTGACGCGAACCTGAATCACATCCCAGTCAATTCCCGGCTGGCGCTCCATCAGTTCAACGTACCCGATCCCCAGCCGCTCAAAGATACTGATAAATCCCTCAACAGAACCGGCGTCACGCGCATTCACGAAGGCATACGCCACACGCCTGCGGAACAGTTCCAGCGGCTCCCCGTCAAAGCGGGAAATGTCCCGGTCATACGCCAGCAGGTTAAGTAACGCCGGTGTACAGGTCAGCGGATCAAACTGGTTCAGTGGCCACGTCACCCAGCCGTACACTTCCGCCCAGAACCGACGCGCCGTTTGCAGAAGTTTTCGCGGCTCGCCCCTGTCCATCCAGGAGGGAAGTACCATTCCGGCCAGTTTTTTCATGAACTCATTCATTCTCAATACTCACCACAAGCGATTTCAGGCGCGGCACATTCAGCTCACTGGCAATGTCATCCAGCGAAAAATTCAGCGATTCCGTTACCGGAAAATTTTTATGGATTTCGCGCCCCAGCTGCGAGAAGGAGAACCGTGAATACGGCCACGTCCTTCTGACGTCATAGTCCGTATTTTCCCGGAAGGCGCACCGGATCAGGTTTTCAATACCGTCCTTCAGGCGCTTCTGTTCATCATCACTGATGTTGTTCAGGTTCCTGACCCAGACAGTGACCGCCAGATCGTGCAGGGTTTCCGGCATGGCATAACACTGCATATCGTCCCCGTGGCCGTGATGCCCCTGCGTGTTGATATAGTCATTCACGGCATCCACAAACGGCGCAGAAGCCACGCCGCTGTCCAGCAATAAATAGGCGTTGGCTGTCCCCGGCCCCCTCGGTGCTTCGTGCTCAAAGAAAATCCGGTCAATGCTCAGTCCGGCAACACCGGCTATCATCGACCGGTACACCGCGTCCGTATGGTAGTTGCCCACCAGGTTAAACTGGTTACGGCAACGCTCACGCAGTTCATCATCGCTTTCCTCATCCGCGCCCGGTACGGTCAGCCAGTTTTCTTCACTGGCCACATGGCTGATGCCGTCCACGGCCACCGGCAGAATGCGGTAATATCCCGGCGCAAGGTTATATGCGCCGCCCGTTCCCGTTGCCTTTACCGGCAGCAGTGCGCTGGCGGTACCGGAGGCAATCACCACATCTTCCGTGATGGCCAGTTCATACACCCTGCCGTTAATACGTTCTGTCTGTATCACCGTTCCGGCCTTCACCGTCACTACGGCGCTGGCGTCTTCCTTGTAAAAACGGATAACGCCCTGTGCAGCGCTGGCGGGCTTCGGCGTGATATTCACCGCCCATGCCAGCAGCCGTAACATGCTTCCACTGGCCGTGGCCACAAACATATTGGCCAGTACGGTGGAGACCAAAACCTCCTTCAGCCACATCACCGGCGCGGTTACAATGGCCGTGACCAGTCGCCAGAACGGAGACATACGGGAAGTATTCGTGATAATTCCCTCCTCCGTCGCAATGGCATTAAAGCGATCGCGAATCTCTTCTTCCGTCACCGGCATACCGCTGGCTTTCACCACCTCTTCAAAGTCAACCTGTGGCTTTTCCGTCATAAATCCACCTGTACCGATATTCCGCCGAAGTCATAAGTGCTGGCCGTGATCCACAACCGTGTCCGGCTTTCTTCACCGATTTCCACTGTTCCCGGAACGATACGTTCATCATCCTCAATCAGTAATTCCATACGGGTAAAAATATCTGCCCGCATGGTCGGGCTTCTCTCGGCAATTAATTCCGTCGCCAGACCGCTTTCAATAATGGAATGAATAATGTCCTGCCCGATACTTTTACGGTTATTACATAATTCAGGTTCATTACCGGTATTCAGGACAAAGTCATTTCCCTGAATTAATAAATCAACATACAGGATTTCATTCATACGCCCAGCTCCTGAAACTCCATTAACTGCCCCGGCGTTATCATTTCTTTTGGATAGATATTGACAGTATTAATTTTCCGGCTGTTATCCGTCACAGACCTTGAGTTATTACTGACAGATTTACTGATACCACCTTTATCAATTCCTTTTAGCTCGCCACCTGTAGATAAATTATTTACTGTTAATGGTGGCGAAGAGGTTTCATTAGCCATTGAGATATCAACGCCGGGTATTTTATTCAGCTTCTCAACAATCCAGTTCCACGATTTCAGAAAACCACCTTTAACGGACTGCCAGACATTATCAAACATGGATACAATACCCGACGCCAGTCCACTTAATGCCTGTGAGGGTGAAAACCCTGTTAATAGCGCAATAAAACTGTTCCAGCCTTCACTGATAAATTGCCATGCTGTGGAAAACACCCCGGCCAGCCACGCCACCACCCTGGCACATGCCTGAAACGCGGATGTTTCCATAACAGCTGCTTTCACCGTATCCCAGTGCTGAATCAGCAACCAGCAACCCGCCGCAAGCAACGCTATCGCCCCGATCACAAGCAAGACCGGCCAGCTCATAAGATTAATACCGATTCCGGCCATGATTGCCGCCATACGAACGGCCAACAACGCTCCGCGCAAAAATTTAAGCGTCGCATTCCAGGCGATAACAGCAATTTGTGCCAGCCATACCGTTGCCGTATATGCTTTCGTGACGGCGGTCATGGCAACCCAGATCCCGCGTAAACCTGCCATGATGAACTTAGAAGCGCCCATCACAATATTGGCAACCGCGCCCACTGCCGCAAACCCCAGCAACGCCATAGCGGCATAGCCGATAACACGGGCAATGTTGGGAAATAGCTGCATCCATCTGGCAAATGTCTGTCCCATATCCGCCAGACGATTCAGCACCGGATACAATACCGGAATTAGTGTCAGCCCTATTACGGTCTGAATAGCTTTCAGGATTTGTACAAACCGATCCCACGGTTTCACCAGTTTACTGGCCATCTCCTGCGTACGTTTCAGACCGTCAGATCCACCCAGTTCGGTGATGTTCCTCTGAAGAAGCGCCACATTACCGTAAAGGTGTTTGACCACAGCCGAACTGTCACCGAATGCCGCATCCAGTTCCGCCTGGGCTTTCAGATTCCCTTCCAGGCTCTTGCCGTATTTGCCCTGCAATTTAATCAGCATCTCAGGCATGGACAGCATTTTGCCGGTAGCGTCAGTGAAGGACAGCCCCAGTTTTTTCGCCCCCTCAACTGCCCCCGTCATAAAGCCTTCATAGGCGCTGCTGGCTTCCGTTCCCAGCGTGCGGTTCAGTTGCCCCAGTACCGCCAGCTGTTCATCCAGTCCGACACCGTAGTTAGTCCCCACACCGCGCGCACCTTCCATCAAATCCTTAATCGTCGCCATTTCAGTACCGAACGTTTTACGCATATACACCATTTTTCCGGCCAGCTGTTCAGCGAACTGAACCTTGCCCAGACGCTCCGCATCGGCGGAAAAATTACCAAACATCTGCCCCATAAATTCCGCCGTTTCTGCGGCGGTGGATTTCAGGGCAAACGCCAGGGTATTAGCAACTTTTGTCACTTTCGGCAGTTCATTACCGGTCAGCCCGGCAATGGCGGAATTAATACTTTCAGTGGACTGAACAAATTCCACCGCACTGGCGCCATAAGTTGTACTGAAGCGCAGCGCATCCCGCTGTACGGCTTTTAATGCCTGATCATCAATCCCTTTTGATGCTGCATCATTCAGCGCATCATACATTTCAATTGCCGGTGATAACGCACCCCGTATGGCCATTCCTGTACCCGCTAAAGCCAGCACACCACCGCCAATCTGCATAAAGGCCGCTTTTGATTTTTCCGCAAAGCCGGTGACGCTGCTCTGTGCCTGTTTTAACGGGCGGGACAACTTATCAATCAGGCTTAATGTAAAATCTAACTGTTTCATTCTGTGCCTTTAAATGCTTTAGCCACACCATTGGCCACAGCAATTCCTGTATATTCCCAGTGACGGTTATCCAGCCAGATAGCCGCAGCAATATCGTCAACGGAATCCTGACCATGTGGTAAATAATGACGGCGAAGTATTAAATATTGTTCGAGTCCGTTCTGTTCAATTGCCCGGACTCGCTTTGTCAGTTTTTTACTTCAATTTCCAGTTCAGGGGCGTAAATATCATTAACCTTACTGACAAGCTGAAGCGCAGCGCCCGGACGTTTTAATATTTCAGCTAAAGCTTCCTTGCTTTCCGTTGCGACAATACGCATCAGGTAGTTATGCGCAGGCGCCACTTTATTGTCCATTGCCATTTCATTAATAAACTTATTATAGGCGGTCTGATTTGGTTCAAAAATAATATCAGTCCCACAGACACACAGTTTAATTTTTTCCATATAAAAGACTCTCTCTACGATTAATTTCATCTATTAACTGATTATGGCGTGCTGCGCACTGACCATAAATTTCAAGATACGCATTCAACAGTTCCGCAGCATCTTTACCCGTAGTCCCTTTCAGGCGTGGCAGCTGCGTGACGCATTTAGTTTTCAGGTTTTCCTGATAACGCACGTTCGGTACTGGCGGCGGCGTCGTTGTACATGCGGACAAAGTCGTCAGACAGGCACACGTTAGTAAACACCGGCTTAACCACCTCCGTACGAATTTCACGCGGCGGTGCATTTTTCAAAGCCTCCAGTTGTTCTTCCAGTTTTCGCCCGGATTCACTGGCCATGCTCGCCAGCGTTTCCCCGGTAGCGCTGGCTGACCGGCTGATGGCCAGATCGATACTGTCACGCTGCCAGTTAGCCGCCTTCCAGCCTGCCCAGAAGGCCAGAACAACCGTTATAAGCCAGCCCGCCACCACACGATCCATCAGCGAACCCCATCATGTTCCAGACTGAAATGATTACCATCCGGCCTGGATTTGAAGCGCCCGCCCCAGCTGCCGCCCAGTGACTCCCAGTATTCGCCCAGCGGCAGGTAATCCTCTGTCCTGGTCTGGTACTGGCCGTTAACAAACAGGTTAAAATCCACTGCCAGACGCCGTGTATGCAGACTGTTGGTAATACCGCTGCCCTTTTTCGCGTTCAGCGCCGCCTGTTCCGGCGTGCGGTACGCCTCCCCGAACGTCAGCCGGTAGCCGTGTTCTTCTGCCCAGTGGATCAGATTTGCCACCATAACGGTAAACAGCTGCTGTTTTTCACTCAGTGTCATTTGTCAGCCCCTTTCCCCAGAAAACCGATCCCTTTCTTACGTAGCCAAGCTTCAACACCATTAAGGCCAAGAATCCCCAACGCTGAACCAATGCCGGCAAGCGCAAGCGGATGGATATCCGGTACGAAGTAAAGCGCCACCCCTGCCGCTACTGATAACGCGCTGCCCACAATGACACGCCCCAGAACCAGACGTGCCGTGATCGGCTCGTCACTGTTCAGCATCTTGCCCAGGGCAATCAGCGCCCCCATAATTGCCAGCGCAATAAACCCTTTTTCGTAGTCCTGCATCCCTTTTCCTTACCCGATCAGATTTTCCGTAGCTTCCGCTTCCAGATACGGAACCCCGTTGATGTTGACGAACTTCGGACTGGTCACGAAGTATTTAATTTTGTGCGTGGATACGCTGCCGCCTTTTGGATCAATATCCAGCAGATTGCTTAACTGCAATTTATTGCCGAACGTCTCGACCTTCACTTCTTCACTGCCAGCTTTGGCGTAGAAAAGAAAATCCAGCGGTTCAATACCTCGCCACGAACCTGCGGCGCGGGCTTTGGCTGTCAGTACCTGAAGCACTTTAGAACTGACTTCAATTTCTCCCTCTGCGGCCACATCACCATCAACATGGCCGTCCGGCACACCACGTGTCTGGGCGGCGGCGCTGTTATCCGTGATATCCAGCGAAATTTTTTCTATATGGATCAGTTCACCATCGATGTAGGCATCAAATGACATGCCTGAAATACGTTTGGTCATGCTGCGGCCTCCAGACTGGCATCCAGTAACAGGCTGATAGTGATTTGCAGCGGCACTTCATACGTGCGTACCACAATGTAAATATCCACCGCCTTCTTGCTCTTCCAGACAATAGAGACATCTCCATCCTGCGGCGGCTTCACCTCTCCCGGAAACGACACACCGTTAATGTTGGCCGCCGTGGACATTTCGCGCAGTGGGCGGGCAAACAACGTCTGGTGTGCCGCGATGCTGCCCGGCGTACTGTTCAGCGAACGATCGGCAATTTTACCGATAGCCAGCAGGCGGACACGACGGGCGGCCTTGTCCACAATACGTAGCGTCTCAATGGACTGATAATCACCCCCTTCCACATCCAGCGTACGTCCGTCAGCCCAGTAAAAGCCGTCATAATCCGGATACCACATCGGCACGCTGTAGCGCTGCGCTTCCAGCGCTTTAAGGGTGGCCAGCTCCAGTGTTTTCCCGGTGCCATCTTCCGGCAGTTCATCGCTGCCCAGATTAAGCAACGCCCCGGTTTTCACCCTCGCCGGACTGTCAGCAACCGTCACCGCCCGGTTACACAGGCGACCGGCCAGCACGCCCGGTTCATTCCCCCACAGACGCGGAACCAGCTGAACCGCTTTCTCTGCAATACCCTGCTGAAGGGTGGACAGACGTTTCAGATAATCCGCCTGGGCTTCATCCTCCTGCATTCCCTGAACCGCCAGGATGAACCACACCCAGCGCCCGTATTGCGCAATCAGTTCAGATCTCAGCGTTGCCGCCTGGTTAATCTGTTCTTTTGCCGCCACATCATCCGACAGCACCACGCCTTCCACTGAGCAGGAAACCTGTGCAGCTTTGACGGCATCCACCCACGCGCCCGGCTCACTGTCTGCGGCCAGTACATGAACAAATCCCCACCAGTTCTGGCCAGCGTTCGCCATTGCCGCCAGTACATCGCTTTTTAACGGGCTGTTCCCCTCGCCCAGTAGTGCGTTAAAGTCACTCTGTGCATTAACAGCCAGCGTTTTACCCACATTTTTGGTACCCGTACCGATAAACAGCAACGTGCGCTCCACCTCGTTGGTTTCACCCAGTAACTGGTTTACCTGGTTAACGGTCACGGTTGGCCAGGTCATGTTTTCCCCTTAATATCCTGCGCCTTTACATTCCAGCCAAAGCCTATAGCCTGAAACTGACGCGCCAGCGCTTTATCAAATTCATCGTCATTCATGCCCAGAAATACGCGGGCAGGAAGATCCACTGTCCAGCTGTTTTTCACTGCTTTACCACTCAGCTTTCGAATCAGTAATCCGGCCTGGCTGTATGGCATCGTCCGCGTGATATCGCCCAGTGTGGGCTTTTTCCAGCGTTTTCCGGTTCTCACCCGATACCCCAGCGCACGCAGTTTTTTAGCCTGGGCAGGTGTCGCCATTTTTCCGGCGTCCGCCTTACGTGGCTGACTGCTGCGGCTGACCTTTACCCGCATTCCGTTTTGTTGCGCATAACCTACGGTTCCTGCCGGAACCGGCGTTTCCCCGTTCCGGTACCCGCCGCCCTGCAAATAGATCCGTACGGCCTGAATCTCAGGCATTTCGCGGATATGAAGCAGCTTTGGCAGGTTACGCAGCATCTTCCCTTTGCGTTTTGTCTTACGTCCCGGCCATTTCTGGCCGTCCGGGGATTCCTGGTTACGAACATGTCTTTTTGCAGCAGCAATCACGCCATATTTCGCCAGACGCCAGATCAGCCGCTGGCGCTTCTGCGGTGGTAACTCCATACTGGCCAGTGCCTTACGTAATTCAGTCAGCTGTTTTTTATTCAGCTCGCCACCGGCTATCATATTTCCCCGCTCACCGGCGCCCCGGTTTCATCCACACTGAAAATGCTGGCAGTTAACGCCGTCCAGATTTCAGGATCTGCCAGTGACCAGCGTTCACCACGCCACGGAATAGCCCCGTTTTCGTCCTGCCTGATCACCAGTTCTTCCACCATCGGAACGGTCAGCACCACAGTGGCGGTTTCCTCATCTTCCACCGACACATCCCAGTCAGGTTCGGCTTCACTCAGCCCGACTTCATCCAGCAGGTCTCTGTCTGCATCATCCAGCCACGCCGCCAGTAAGGACATAAGTAACTGCGGCGGACACAGGCGATAGGGAAAACGCGCCCAGCTCAGAACTGCGTCATACCGAATAACCGCCTGGCGATATTGCCCCAGCCCGTAATCCTTCGCGGCGGGGATGAACTTCATTTCATCCAGTACGCTGTCAAATGACTGCATCGCCCGCGGCGGAACGTTCTCCTGAAAAAAAGCGGTCAGGCTTTGGATCTGCGTCTGGCTCATACTTTTTTCACCGTTGCCCGTTTAAGCCCCTTCATGCGACGGATCACCACGGACGCCTCAGCCAGTAACCCGGCCCGTGTCTCCTGGCTTTCCTGCCCCGGATGGGTATCACGCCGTCCGATAGTGGCGAACTCACCCAATAGATCCGCTTTTGCCCTGGCAAAAACGGCTTTCATGTACTGGGCGCACAGGCTGTTAAGTCCGCCCATCTTTACACCCGGCACATCTGCCGCCAGCGTATGGCCTTTCGCTTTCCAGCTGGCCTCCACGTTTTCCAGCTCGGCATTCACCTCCGCGACAGCGGCAAGCAGCGCCTGGCTGATGGTGTCAGCGTCAATATCTGGCGGTAGTGACCGCTGCACCTGAAAATCCTTCAGATTCAGATCCGGCCAGAAACCGTTATTGGCCAGCGGCTCGTCCTGATAATCCAGCGGTTTTCCACTAAACATAAATCCCCCGAAAAAGGCGGACTGACCGGTTTCCACGGCGCAATGACACACAAGGTGTTTTGCCCTCCACCGCGTCCGCCTGGCGTACGGTAGTCTTTACCCCTGCGTCAGTTTTCGGACACGTGCGGCAATGGTCTGCCGCGCTGTTCTGACGCCAATTTTTGAGTAGTGTTTTTCTGCGATGGCCAGCAAATGATCGGCTTTTTCCAGCGTTTCAATATCATCCACACCCGCAGCAGTTTGCTGGCCATCCTCATTGCGCAGCAGCTCCAGCCCCGCAAATTTGTACCACTTGGCTGTTACCTGCTCATGCAGTCGCCATACCCCTGCCACACGTTCAAACGTACGGGAGAAATACGGCTCAATACTTTCTCCGCGCCCGGCGCTTTCCTGCGCCCATGCCAGCATCGTATCGGCCACAAACGTGGGAAAATTGCTGCGTAACTGATCCGGTGTGGCCTGTTGCTGACTGATTGCGATATCAGCCCATTCCAGCGCCTGATCCAGCTCGCCCACGTCAAACAGCCAGATAACACACCAGGCAAATACCGGATTGGCGTACACCTGCTTGCTTTCCAGATACGCTTCAACAGTCGGTACCCAGCGCGGCAGCAACACATCCCTTTTAAACTCAATGCGATCCGCGATTGTCGGCAGGCTGCGTACGTGCCCCACATCCGTTTCCAGCGCTTTGACCAGAAGGTGCATACTTTCCGTGGTTTCCAGCGCCTGGCTTCGCTTCAGCTTTTGTTCCATCGCAATGCGCTGGCTGTGACGTTGCGCGGGAGAAAGTGCCATTTATCAGCCCTCCGCTGGTTCGGAAACCTTGCCGATAGTTACGGCGGATTCATCAATGGCCGCATACAGTTCCGGCACTTCCACCGCATATCCTTCATTGCGCAAGTATTTGTTTTCGAACTGCTTACGGTCTTCCACAAACTCCGCCTTACGCATACGGGTATTGCGCTGGGTATAGATGTGCAGATTTTTCAGCGGCGTCACCACCATGCGTTTTCCCGGCATAAAAGGCGGGATAATGGCCGGACGGCCAGCAATGGTATTCCCCAGCAACTGCGCTGCGATTTTTTCAGTCGGACGGTCTGCGGCCTGATACAGGCGATACTGTTCAGCAGCAACCAGATCAGCCCCCACCAGAACCACCAGACGCGGGTCATTGCGGAACTGCGCCGGAATTTTGGCGTTAATCAGGTCTGACGCCATTGCATCCAGTGATTTGTAATCCCCGGCTGCGTCCAGCACCACCGGATCGGTCATAATCTGATTGCCGCCCAGCAGCGTTTTCATGCGCTCATGCCAGCCGATGTTCACATCTTCACCGTTCGGGTTAGCTTCGGGATCAGTGGTTTTTGCGCGGCTCTTACCGTTAAAGCCAATACGCAACATATCCAGTGCAAAAGCCTGTGTGGTAAATGCCTGGACAAGGTTATAAAACTCGTTTTCATCCTTACCGGCGTTTGCCCAGACCGAAAGCAGATCCCAGCGCAACGCGGCGCAGCTGTCTGTTTCAACCAGTGAATAGTCGTTTCCGTCCACACCAACCTGGCGAATAAAACGGCCACTTTCACTACGTCCTGTGTGTAATACGGAAGAACCAACGGAAATCACCTGGCCACTCAGCTGATCAACATCCAGACAGGTAAGCATGTCCAGGAATTCGACGGATTCCAGCAGCGCAAGACGCAGCGCATTTTCCTGCGGGTTATTCAGGGAAAAATAACGGCTGGCATCACGCGCCCCAAACTGCTGCGCCATGCCCGCCGAATATCCGTCCAGTAATTCCCGCGCACGGTTATTAAGGTGCATAAAACTCCCTCGCGATTAAGCGATAATAAAAATATTTGAAACTAATCAGCGTTAAAGTGAATTACAGGAAATTAAACTTTCCGGCTTTCTCTGAAATTTTGCGGCCTGGTGTACGGACTGATTTATTTCCCAAATCGTTAAAACGCTTAACGATATCTTTTGCATTATCACGAATGGCGGCAAATTCTTCTGTATCCACCACTTCCGCAATAGTATCCACATCACCCTGAACATCATTCAGTTGATTTTCAATTTTGGCCACACGGCCTTCCAGTTCGTTTACCGCGTTTGCCAGTGCCTGTAACTTATCATCACCCTGCGTGGTATCATCTGGCGGCGTTTCATCTTCAAACTTCGGTTTAATACCAAACAATTTTTGCCAGTTCTTCATTCTTTCTTCCTGTTTTATTTTTCCATCACGGGAAATTACACAGCCGTAATAACCCTGCTTAGATAATTTTTTGCGCCGACTGCTAAAGCGCAGCCGTGTGGTGCCAACACTGGCTGGCGTGTCTGTTACTGCCAGTCCTTTCAGGTAAGTCCGTCCGCTACCACGCCAGTTTTCTTCCGGCTCAATGGAGAAGAACAAAAGCTGATCTTCATGATTGGCGAAAATCAGACGTATATTCGGGCATAAACTGACATACAACCGCGCCAGTCCATCTTCACCATCATTCCATGTGGCCTCCAGAACTTCGCCAAAATTGCCGTAATCGTCCTCATGCTCTGGCCAGATTAAAGCGACATAGTGGTTATAGTCATAGGTTTCCCCCATATCGATAATCCACTGGCGTTTAATTATCCTGCCGTCAACGGTATCTCCTTCAGTAGCAACACACAGCCAGTCAGTTTTTAAATGTGACATATCCCCCCTGTTCCACTTCCTGACGCTGCAAATCAATTATTGCCAAATAAAACCATTGCTGCATTACGTTTTATTCTGAACAGTTCGGATATAACGCTTTACCGAATGCAGACGAATTATCACCACCGTTTTTTTATTACAGCCACGGCATAATTACCGCATGGCTAAATACTCTGAAGAATTAAAAGGCGTTGTCCGCGCACTTTATCTGCGCCGCTATACGCCAAAAGAAATTGCATCTGAATTAAATCTGCCGAATGCGCGGATAGTTTACTACTGGGCTGAAAAATACAGCTGGGCTGATTTGCTCAGTTTTGAAAGCACTGAAGAGGCTATCGAACGCCGCTACCAGCTACTGGCCAGCCGGGATAACAAAACCGATCTCGACCTGAAAGAAATGGACATGCTCATTGCTCACGCCACAAAGCTACGTGCGCAAAGCAATAAGCATAAAGAAAAGATGGCCAGCGGTCAGAATTCCGGGCAGGCAGATGCGCGGGACAGCAATGACGACGAACCCCGCCGCAAACGGAAATACAAGAAAAACGATATTTCCTCGCTGACGCAGGAGGATTTTGACTCCTGGGCTGATGAGCACCTGTTTGAATACCAGAAACACCTGCGCCGGAACATTGGCCAACTGGTCAGAAACATCCTCAAAAGCCGCCAGATTGGTGCGACCTGGTATTTTGCATTTGAAGCCTTTGAAAACGCGGTCATGACAGGCGATCCGCAAATCTTCCTGTCTGCCTCCAAAGTTCAGGCGGAATACTTCCGGTCTTACATCGTCAACATTGCAGAGCAGTATTTTGGCATCACGCTGACCGGCAACCCCATCCGCTTGTCCAACGGCGCGGAGCTGCGCTTCCTGTCCACCAACAAGAACACCGCCCAGTCCTACAGCGGCCACCTGTACTGTGATGAATATTTCTGGGTTCCAAATTTCACAAAACTTAATGAAGTGGCCAGTGCAATGGCCACACATGACAAGTGGCGTACCACCTACTTTTCAACACCGTCAGCTAAAACTCACCAGGCGTACCCGTTCTGGACAGGCGATGAATGGAAACGGGGCAGTAAAAAACGTACTGCCATTAAGTTTCCGACCTTTGATGAATTGCGCGACGGCGGGCGGGTTTGTCCGGATGGCCAGTGGCGCTACGTCATTACTATGGAGGATGCTATTGCGGGCGGCTTCAATCTGGCCAACATCGACAAGCTGCGCAACCGCTACAACACAGCCACTTTCAACATGCTCTATATGTGCGTGTTCGTGGACAGTAAAGATTCCGTTTTCAGCTTTTCCGACCTGGAAGCCTGCGGCGTGGAAGTGGATACCTGGCAGGATCATAACCCGGACGCCGCCCGGCCATTTGGTGACAGGCCAGTATGGGGCGGCTTTGATCCGGCTCGCAGCGGGGATTTGTCCTGTTTTGTGATTGTGGCGCCGCCGATGTTCGCCGTGGAGAAATTCCGCGTTCTGAAGGTGATTTACTGGAAAGGAATGAACTTCCGGTACCAGGCAAAGCAGATCGAGCAGCTGTTTAAAAAATACAACTTCACCTATCTGGGCGTGGACGTTACCGGTATTGGCCAGGGCATTTTTGACAACATTCAGCATTTTGCCATGCGTGTGGCCGTCGCCATTCGTTACGACCTGAACACGAAAAATAAGCTGGTACTGAAGGCGGCTGACGTGGTCGAAAGTCAGCGAATTGAATGGGACAAAAACCTGAAAGAGATCCCGGCCAGCTTTATGTCCGTACGCCGCACAACCACACAAAGCGGCAATGCCATGACCTTTGTTGCAGACCGCAGCCAGGACACAGGACACGCCGAAGCGTTCTGGGCGATAACCCACGCCCTGCATAACGAACCTCTGAACTATGAAAATAAACCTAAATCACGCTGGAATTTAAGGAACAAGGCAGCATGAGTAAAAAGAAACACTTCGTTAAGCGCGACCAGCGCGGCGATAAGTCAAAAAAAATGAGCATCATTACGTTCGGCAAACCGGAACCTGTTCTGACCACTGGCACCGACTACCGGGATATCTGGTACGACAATGCCGCCGATCATTTTACTCAGCCAATTGACCGGCTGGCACTGGCACAGCTGATTAACCTTAACGGTCAACATGGCGGTATCATCCACGCCCGTAAAAACATGATTGTGTCTGATTACCTGTCTGGCGGCCTGACTTACGACCAGCTGGAAGCCGCAGCTTTTGACTACATCACATTTGGGGATATTGCGCTTGGAAAAATTCGTAACGGATGGGGAGACGTGATCGGACTGGAACCCTTACCCGGCCTCTATATCCGACGCAGGAAAGACAGGAACAACGCAACTGATCAACCTGGTGATTACGTGGTGCTACAGGAAGGCGAACCGCAGATATGGCCTGAAGAAGATATTATCTTCATCAAAATGTATGACCCGCAACAGCATATTTACGGACTGCCGGACTACATCGGCGGCGTACATTCTGCATTACTCAACAGTGAAGCGGTCATTTTCCGTCGCCGTTACTACCACAATGGCGCCCACACTGGCGGCATTCTCTACACGCGCGATCCCAGCATGACGGATGAAATGGAAGAGGAAATTGAACAGCAGCTGCGTGACAGCAAAGGGATCGGCAACTTCTCCACCATCCTGGTAAACATTCCCGGCGGAGACGGTGACGCCATCAAATTCATTGAAATGGGGGATATTTCCGCTAAGGATGAATTTGCCAACATCAAGAATATCAGTGCCCAGGACATTCTGAACGCGCACCGTTTTCCTGCCGGGCTTGCCGGCATTGTCCCGCAAAATACTGCCGGACTGGGTGACGTAGAAAAGGCCGAACGGATTTATAAAAAAAGCGAAGTCGCCCCTGTTCAGCGCCGGTTTATGATGGCCGTAAACAATGATCCAGAAATACCGGAAAACCTGCACCTGAACTTTGATTTAAGTTACACAGAATCAACGGATAAAGGTGCGGTATGAGGCAAAAAAGGCTAAAATCCAGGCATCATTTAACAGCTGGAGCATGGAATATGCGAGTTCTGAAAATCGAATGCCCGGAATGCGGCTCAAAAGCTGTTATTCGTAAAACGAACCGGAAACACCGGCAGATTGCCGATATTTACTGCGCCTGTTCAGATGTTGAGTGTGGCCACACGTTTGTCATGAATCTGACGTTCTCCCACACTCTCAGCCCAAGCGCTAAAACAGGTGATGCTATGGTACAAAAAATACTGAATGCCCTTTCACCCGATCAGCGTCAGATGGCATTAGACTTACTGAAAGCGACTCCCGCTGCCTGACAATCCCCCTTTTTGGGGGCTTTTCATCGCCTTACTAACCTTTTCCCGCATTTCTCCTGCAATCTCTCCAATCCAATACAAAGCTATCGTTTTCTCTCTTTGGTTACTTTCGTAAATATGGGCAATCTTGGCCAACAACTCAATGCGTTCCAGCTGTGCCGACGCCTCCAGAATATCCATTTACCCTCCCATACAAACAATAACTGTATAAACATACAGTACACCTTTAAGCACTAATTGTGAAACATATTTTTCTGTTAACCAGGTGACAAATAGATATGTTTCACAGAGTTACAGCGTCATAACCATCCCGGCCAAAGCTCCTGCATTGGCTCGTTTTGCTTCTCTTGTAGTCGTCCGTTCCGGTAAATGAGTGCTGACTGACCGAAACGAAGCCCTCCCCCTCGTTTCAGTATGTCTATTTCTTCATCAGAACCATCGAACCCCCGGCTTCTTAATTCCAGTTTTAACCGTCTGCGGGTTCCACCCTCCGTACAGTTATTGACAGAACTCCAAGGGGCGGCGCTGCCGCCAGAAAAACCCCCCC